CGGAAACAACAGCATTCAGGTGACACCTGTACTGGATGAGAAACGGGGAGCGGCGTTCACACTGGTGAAGTCACCGGCATCGGGGGCGGCGGACAAACTGCAACTGACCGATATATCAAAATCGGCGACGTATACGCTGCTGATTGACAGCATTGCGGTGGAAGTGAACAGCACAGACACTGCGGCATGATAAAAAAGCCGCCAGTTACCGGAATGGACTGGCGGGTGAGCTCTATGGACACTCCAGAGAAACATTTTTGTACATGAATATTTTTAAATGAAAAATATTCTTATTGTCAATATGTGTCAGCGGTATTTGCGGGGCAAAAAAATCCACCAATAAGCACAAGGAGAAATGCGTCATGCTTCTGGTGGAAATAGTACGGCTGTGAGGTTTTATTGTTATGCATGCCATAATTTTTCTACACAAAAGCGATTCTTAATGTCAACACGTTTGACAGGGAATTGTTGAGCACTCAGAGTAACTACACGAGGCTGTCAGTGGTGCACTGGCGGCCTTTTTCATGTTGTGAGCTTCCGGATTGCGGGAGACGGGGTATGTACCAGATGGAAAAAATCACAACAGGTGTGTCATACACCACGTCAGCGGTGGGAACGGGCTACTGGTTCCTGCAGTTGCTGGACAGGGTTTCCCCGTCTCAGTGGGCGGCAATAGGCGTGCTGGGGAGTCTGCTGTTTGGTCTGCTGACGTACCTGACGAACCTGTATTTCAAAATTAAAGAAGACCGTCGTAAGGCGGCGCGGGGAGAGTAAGCTGATGAGCAGGAAATTCCGCTATGGTTTATCAGCGGTCGTTCTGGCGCTGATTGCTGCAGGTGCTTCTGCGCCTGAAATCCTCGACCAGTTTCTTGACGAAAAAGAAGGTAACCACACCACGGCATACCGTGATGGTGCGGGTATCTGGACCATCTGCCGTGGTGCCACCCGGGTGGATGGTAAGCCTGTCGTCCCCGGCATGAAGTTGTCGAAGGAAAAATGCGACCAGGTTAACGCCATTGAACGTGATAAGGCGCTGGCATGGGTGGCGAAAAACATCAGAGTGCCACTGACCGAACCTCAGAAAGCGGGGAGCGCGTCATTCTGTCCTTACAACATTGGCCCCGGTAAGTGTTTCCCGTCGACGTTTTATAAACGAATTAATGCAGGCGATCGCAGGGGAGCGTGTGAAGCGATTCGCTGGTGGATTAAGGACGGTGGGCGTGATTGCCGCACACGTTCAAATAACTGCTACGGACAGGTTATTCGTCGTGACCAGGAAAGCGCATTAGCTTGTTGGGGGATAGATCAGTGAGAAGAGTAACCGCGATTATTTACGCTCTGGTTATCTGCATCATCGTCTGTCTGTTATGGGCTGTTAATCATTACCGCGATAACGCCATCACCTACAAAGCGCAGCGCGATAAAAAAGTCAGTGAGCTGGAGCTGGCAAATGCAACCATTACTGATATGCAGCAGCGCCAGCGTGATGTTGCTGCACTTGATGCCAGATACTCGAGGGAATTAGCCGATGCGAGAGCTGAAAATGAAACTCTGCGTGCTGATGTTGCCGCTGGTCGTAAGCGCCTGCGGATCAACGCCACCTGCCCCGGTACCGTGCGTGAAGCCACCGGCACCTCCGGCGTGGGCAATGATGCCGCCGTCGAACTCTCTCCGGTTGCTGGACGAAACGTTCTCGGTATCAGAGACGGAATCATCAGCGACCAGGCAGCATTGAGAATGCTTCAGGAATATATCCGCACTCAGTGTATTAACTAGTATTTTTGTTATTCGGAGAATGCATGAAGAAATTACTGGTAACCGTAAAGCCTTTTCAGGGAACAATTCCGTTCCGTATTTTGCAGCGTGGTCGTGTTCTTGTTGAAGGTTCGTTCAGTGGTAAATGTACGCAATTACACTCCCGGACCTTTCAGGTGAATGCCACGAATGAAGAGCTAACCGTTGAGTATACGATGAATGCCGCTAAATGCCGCATGGTATCCGCTGCATTACAGCCAGTGTGTTGAGCGACCTTATTATTCATGCGCGGTATTGTCGCCGTATTCCTGCATTAACAGAGACCGCAGCCCGACCGGGAGACTCCTCTGCGCGAGTGTGCGGGGATAATCAAAAACGATACACACCGGGGTTTACCGCGTTAACGGAGCGCGGCGTTGTCCCCTCATGGTCGCTGGTCCGGTGCGATGGTGGAAGAAACTGGATTTTGTTGCAACTGATAACCATTATCATTTTCGCGGGTCCTTTCCGGCGAACCGGGCCGTTACGGGGCGGCGACCTCGCGCGTTTTCACTATTTATGAAAATTTTCTGGGGAAAATCATGTCGGTACTGATTATATGTAATGTATTGTTTTTAAACGGTACGTAAGAAAAAAGGACCGTCACAGGTGCGTGGAAGAAAGGCATTTTCAGGCCGTTTTGTGTCGTAACTGATTTTTGAATGAGGTTGTTGTATGAATGTTAACAAAAAGAACCTTGCGGAAATGTTTAATGTTGATCCGCGTACAATTGAACGCTGGCAAACTCAGGGGCTCCCTCAGATATCTGGTGGAGGAAAAGGTATTGAGATCATTTTTGATTCTGCGAAGGCGATCGAATGGTATGCGCAGCGTGAAGCCGATATTGAAAACGAAAAACTCCGTAAAGAGGTCGAAGATTTGAGAGCTGCCAGCGAGACTGACCTTCAGCCTGGTACCATTGATTACGAACGTTACCGACTGACGAAGGCACAGGCAGATGCACAGGAACTGAAAAATGCCCGCGACAGTGGGCAGGTGATTGATACTGGTTTTTGTATGTATGCACTGGCGCGTCTTGCGCAGGACATTTCCGGTATTCTTGACAGTATTCCACTGTATATGCAGAGACAATTCCCTGAATTTCCCCCTTCCGCCCTTGAGTTTTTGAAATCGGAGATAGCAAAAGCATCTAACAAGTGTGCGGATACTGCAGATGGGTTACCAGATATGCTTGCAGACTACATTAGAGAGTCAAATTCATAAGTTTGTTTTTCCATTCCGGGCTGGGTTAAAGGGGATGATTCGGCCATTGCCTGTGACGCCAGTTGAGTGGGCTGACAGACATTATTATCTACCACCAGAGTCTTCGTATCTTGCTGGTCGCTGGGAAACTCTGCCATTTCAGATGGCAATAATGAACTGCATGGGGAATGACAGGATCCGCACGGTTAATCTGATTAAATCTGCCCGTGTTGGTTATACAAAGATGTTACTGGGCGTGGTCGGGTATTTTATCGAGCATAAAAGCCGTAACACTTTATTGTTCCAACCGACAGATTCATCTGCTGAAGATTTTATGAAATCTCACGTGGAGTCAACGTTACGGGATGTCCCTTGTCTGAAAATTCTTTCCCCTTGGCTGGGACGTAAGCACCGGGATAACACGCTGACATTAAAAAGATTCACCTCTCGTGTGGGGTTCTGGTGCCTGGGCGGTGCAGCCGCCAAAAACTACCGTGAAAAATCCGTGGACGTGGTCTGCTATGACGAACTTTCCTCGTTCGAGCCGGATGTTGAAAAAGAGGGCTCGCCAACCCTGCTGGGGGATAAGCGTATTGAGGGCTCGGTATGGCCAAAATCCATTCGCGGCTCGACGCCTAAAATAAAAGGTTCCTGCCAGATCGAAAAAGCGGCCAACGAGTCGGCGCATTTCATGCGTTTTTATGTGCCCTGCCCGCACTGTGGGGAGGCGCAGTATCTGAAATTTGGCGATGAGTCCACGCCTTTTGGCCTTAAATGGGAGAAGGACAGCCCCGAAAGCGTTTTCTACCTCTGTGAACATCATGGCTGCGTGATCCATCAGTCTGAGCTTGACCAGAGCAACGGGCGGTGGATCTGTGAAAACACGGGGATGTGGACCCGTGACGGTCTGACGTTTTTCAGCGCTGCGGGTAATGAAATTCCACCGCCGCGCTCCATCACATTCCATATCTGGACGGCGTACAGTCCGTTCACCACCTGGGTACAGATAGTCTATGACTGGCTGGATGCACTGAAAGATCCCAACGGCCTGAAAACTTTTGTGAACACCACGCTGGGCGAGACCTGGGAAGAGGCCGTGGGCGAAAAACTCGATCACCAGGTACTGATGGATAAGGTTGTGCGTTACACGGCGGCGGTGCCTGCCCGGGTGGTTTATCTGACGGCGGGCATTGACTCGCAGCGAAACCGTTTTGAGATGTATGTCTGGGGATGGGCTCCGGGAGAGGAAGCCTTTCTGGTGGATAAAATCATCATTATGGGACGTCCAGATGAGGAAGAGACGCTGTTACGTGTGGATGCGGCGATCAACAAAAAATATCGCCATGCGGATGGCACCGAAATGACCATTTCCCGTGTCTGCTGGGACACCGGGGGGATCGATGGCGAAATCGTTTATCAGAGATCAAAAAAACACGGTGTTTTCCGTGTGCTGCCGGTAAAAGGCGCGTCTGTCTATGGCAAGCCGGTGATCACCATGCCAAAAACCCGCAATCAGCGGGGCGTGTATCTGTGTGAAGTGGGGACGGACACCGCAAAAGAAATTCTCTATGCCCGTATGAAAGCCGATCCCACGCCTGCGGATGAAGCCACGTCGTATGCCATCCGTTTTCCTGATGATCCGGAGGTTTTTTCGCAGACAGAGGCGCAGCAACTGGTGGCGGAAGAGCTGGTGGAGAAGTGGGAAAAAGGAAAGATGCGTCTGCTGTGGGATAACAAAAAGCGGCGTAACGAAGCGCTGGACTGCCTGGTGTATGCCTACGCGGCATTACGTGTGTCCGTGCAACGCTGGCAGCTTGATCTGGCTGTACTGGCAAAATCCCGGGAAGAAGAGACGACCCGGCCAACCCTGAAAGAACTGGCAGCGAAGCTGTCCGGAGGAGTGAATGGTTACAGTCGCTGAACTGCAGGCGCTGCGTCAGGCGCGCCTTGATTTATTAACCGGTAAACGGGTGGTGTCTGTCCAGAAAGATGGTCGCAGAATTGAATATACGGCGGCTTCTCTGGATGAGCTTAACCGTGCGATCAATGATGCGGAGTCGGTACTGGGGACAACCCGACGTCGCCGTCGTCCGCTGGGAGTGAGGTTATGAAACGAACGCCTGTCCTGATTGATGTGAACGGCGTTCCGCTTCGGGAGAGCCTCAGCTACCACGGGGGCGGTGCAGGATTTGGCGGGCAAATGGCGGAGTGGTTGCCACCGGCGCAGAGTGCCGATGCGGCCCTGCTGCCCGCGTTGCGTCTGGGGAATGCCCGTGCAGATGATCTGGTGCGCAATAACGGGATAGCGGCTAATGCGGTGGCCCTGCATAAGGATCATATTGTCGGGCATATGTTTCTGATCAGCTACCGTCCGAACTGGCGCTGGCTGGGGATGCGGGAGACTGCGGCAAAAAGTTTTGTCGATGAGGTGGAGGCGGCCTGGTCGGAATACGCAGAAGGGATGTTTGGCGAGATCGACGTGGAAGGGAAACGCACGTTTACGGAATTTATCCGTGAAGGTGTGGGCGTTCATGCCTTTAACGGCGAAATCTTTGTGCAGCCGGTCTGGGATACGGAGAGCACGCAGCTGTTTCGTACGCGTTTTAAAGCCGTGAGTCCGAAACGGGTGGACACGCCAGGGCACGGTATGGGGAACCGCTTTCTGCGGGCCGGTGTGGAGGTTGATCGATATGGCCGTGCCGTTGCGTACCATATCTGTGAGGATGATTTTCCGTTCTCTGGTAGTGGACGATGGGAACGGATCCCGCGTGAACTTCCCACCGGGCGTCCGGCCATGCTGCATATTTTCGAGCCGGTGGAGGACGGGCAGACCCGTGGGGCCAATCAGTTTTACAGCGTCATGGAACGGCTGAAGATGCTCGATTCCCTGCAGGCAACACAGCTTCAGTCGGCCATTGTTAAAGCCATGTATGCAGCGACGATTGAAAGTGAACTTGATACCGAAAAGGCCTTTGAATATATCGCGGGGGCACCGCAGGGTCAGCAGGATAATCCGCTTATTAATATTCTGGAGAAGTTCTCCAGCTGGTATGACACGAATCATGTGACGCTGGGCGGTGTCAAAATTCCGCACCTTTTCCCCGGTGATGATCTGAAACTGCAGACCGCGCAGGATTCAGACAATGGATTTTCGGCGCTTGAACAGGCGCTGCTGCGGTATATCGCCGCCGGTCTTGGCGTTTCCTACGAACAGTTGTCCCGTGATTACTCGAAGGTCAGTTATTCAAGTGCCCGCGCCTCTGCCAATGAGTCGTGGCGCTATTTTATGGGACGACGAAAATTTATTGCGGCCCGGCTGGCCACGCAGATGTTTTCCTGCTGGCTGGAAGAGGCACTTCTTCGGGGGATTATCCGTCCGCCACGGGCACGTTTTGATTTTTATCAGGCGCGATCAGCCTGGTCACGGGCCGAGTGGATTGGTGCCGGAAGAATGGCCATTGACGGGCTCAAGGAGGTCCAGGAATCGGTGATGCGTATTGATTCCGGACTGAGCACGTATGAGAAAGAGCTGGCGCTGATGGGTGAGGATTATCAGGACATTTTCCGCCAGCAGGTCAGGGAATCCGCAGAGCGGGAAAAAGCCGGACTCTCACGTCCGGTGTGGATAGCGCAGGCGTATCAGCAGCAGATAGCGGAGAGCCGCAGGCCGGAAGAGGAGACAACACCACGTGAGACGTAATCTTTCACACATTATTGCCGCAGCATTCAATGAACCGCTGCTTCTGGAGCCCGCCTATGCGCGGGTTTTCTTTTGCGCGCTGGGGCGCGAGATGGGGGCAGCAAGTCTTTCGGTACCACAACAGCAGGTACAGCTTGATGCTCCCGGAATGCTGGCTGAAACGGATGAGTTCATGACCGGAGATAAACGACCGGCCCGTGTTTACCGGGTGGTGAACGGTATTGCTGTACTGCCGGTGACCGGCACGCTGGTGCACCGGCTGGGTGGCATGCGGCCATTTTCCGGAATGACAGGCTATGACGGCATTGTTGCCTGTCTTCAGCAGGCAATGGCGGACACCTCTGTCCGGGGCGTACTGCTGGATATTGACAGTCCGGGCGGGCAGGCCGCCGGTGCGTTTGACTGCGCTGACATGATTTACCGCCTCCGGCAGCAGAAGCCGGTCTGGGCACTGTGTAATGACACGGCCTGTTCTGCGGCCATGCTGCTGGCGTCGGCCTGCTCCCGACGGCTGGTTACCCAGACATCCCGTATCGGCTCCATTGGCGTGATGATGGGCCATGTCAGCTATGCCGGTCATCTGGCGCAGGCCGGAGTGGATATCACGCTGATTTATGCCGGGGCGCATAAGGTGGATGGCAATCAGTTTGAAGCGTTGCCGTCAGAGGTTCGCCAGGACATGCAGCAGCGGATTGATGCGGCGCACCGGATGTTTGCCGAAAAAGTGGCGATGTATACGGGGCTGTCTGTGGAAGCTGTCACGGGGACAGAGGCTGCCGTTTTTGAAGGTCAGTCCGGTATTGAGGCCGGGCTGGCGGATGAATTAATCAATGCGTCGGATGCCATCAGCGTGATGGCTGCGGCGCTGAACACACATGATACAGGAGGCACTATGCCGCAATTAACTGCAACGGAAGCCGCCGCGCAGGAGAACCAGCGAGTGATGGGGATCCTGACGTGTCAGGAAGCGAAAGGACGTGAACAGCTTGCCACGATGCTGGCAGGACAACAGGGCATGAGCGTTGAACAGGCCCGGGCGATTCTGGCCGCGGCAGCACCGCAGCAGCCGGTGGCATCCGCGCAGAGTGAAGCCGATCGCATTATGGCGTGTGAAGAAGCTAAAGGTCGTGAACAACTGGCGGCAACGCTGGCGGCGATGCTGGATATGACGGTGGAAAAAGCCCGCCCGATCCTGGCGGCTGCACCACTGGCGGATGCCGGACCCTCACTCCGTGATCAGATTATGGCTCTGGATGAGGCAAAAGGGGCTGAGGCGCAGGCTGAAAAACTGGCGGCGTTTCCCGGAATGACGGTGGAGGCTGCCCGCGACATTCTGTCCTCATCGCCGGATAAAGCAGAACCGGTTTCTGCATCCACAACCGCCCTGTTTGAACGGTTCATGGCGAACCATTCACCGGCAGCCGTGCAGGGTGGCGTGTCACAGACGTCGGCAGACGGTGATGCGGACGTGAAAATGCTCATGGCCATGCCATGAAGTCAGTGCTGACCATCAATATGAGGTTTTTACAATATGGTAACGAAAACCATCACTGAACAACGTGCAGAAGTACGTATTTTTGCCGGTAATGATCCGGCTCATACCGCCACAGGCAGCAGCGGGATTTCTCAGGCAACACCGGCACTGACGCCCCTGATGCTGGATGAAGCCAGCGGGAAACTGGTGGTCTGGGACGGACAGAAAGCCGGTAGTGCGGCTGGCATACTGGTACTGCCGCTTGAAGGCACAGAGACGGTGCTGACGTATTACAAGTCGGGGACCTTTGCGACGGAGGCAATCCGCTGGCCTGAAAGTGTGGATGAACACAAAAAGGCCAACGCCTTTGTCGGCACAGCCCTGAGTCACGCGGCGCTGCCGTAACACGTTATCAGGCCACCGCGTTGGCCTGACTGATTTCTGAATGAAAGGAACTGATTTATGGGATTGTTTACGACCCGCCAGTTACTCGGTTATACCGAACAAAAAGTGAAATTTCGTGCGCTGTTTCTGGAACTGTTTTTCCGCCGTACGGTGAATTTCCACACCGAAGAGGTGATGCTGGACAAAATTACCGGAAAAACGCCGGTGGCAGCCTATGTCTCCCCGGTTGTTGAAGGAAAAGTGCTGCGTCATCGTGGTGGTGAAACCCGCGTGTTGCGTCCGGGCTACGTCAAGCCGAAACACGAATTTAATTACCAGCAGGCGGTGGAGCGCCTTCCCGGTGAAGATCCGGCGCAACTGAACGACCCGGCCTACCGTCGTCTGCGTATCATCACTGATAACCTCAAACAGGAAGAGCATGCCATTGTCCAGGTGGAGGAAATGCAGGCGGTGAATGCCGTGCTGTATGGCAAATACACCATGGAAGGGGAGCAGTTTGATACTGTCGAGGTGGATTTCGGGCGCTCTGAAGGAAATAACATTGAGCAGGCTGACGGTAAAAAATGGTCTGAGCAGGACCGTGATACGTTTGATCCGACGCATGATATTGACCTCTACTGCGATCAGGCCAGCGGTCTTGTGAATATCGCCATTATGGACGGTACGGTCTGGCGTCTGCTGAATGGCTTTAAGCTGTTCCGCGAAAAACTGGATACCCGTCGCGGCTCAAATTCACAACTCGAAACGGCAGTGAAAGACCTGGGGGCGGTGGTGTCTTTCAAGGGGTATTACGGTGATCTGGCCATTGTGGTGGCGAAAACATCTTATGTGGCAGAGGACGGTACCGAAAAACGTTATCTGCCGGAGGGCACGCTGGTCCTGGGAAATACGGCTGCTGATGGCATCCGTTGCTATGGTGCCATTCAGGATGCGCAGGCGTTGTCCGAAGGTGTGGTGGCCTCTTCCCGTTATCCGAAACACTGGCTGACCGTTGGCGATCCGGCCCGTGAATTCACCATGACGCAGTCCGCTCCGCTGATGGTGCTGCCGGATCCGGATGAGTTTGTGGTGGTTCAGGTGAAATAATCCGTGAGCGGGGGCGATATGCCCCCGTGTCTTTTTTCACAGAGGGCTGAGATGGCAACAAAAGAAGAAAATCAGAAACGTCTTCGTGAACTGGCTGGCCTGCTGGGGCGCGAGGCAGATATGTCGGGGAGTGCAGCGGATATTGCTCAACGTGTGTCTGAGTGGGAAGAGGAGCTTGCTGTTTCCCCGGAAGGCATTATGCACTCTGATGAGAGCGGGTCTGATCAAAATTACACAGACGATGGTGAGCAGTTGAACAACACTGATGCTCCGGATGATGTTAAAGCCGTCCGGGTACGGAAGTGCCTGCAAGTGATGGGGTATTGCCCGGAGACAGGTCGTCCCGTTGAGCTGGCGTTACGGGGTATGCGTGTTCTGGTGCCATCATCACTGGCAACGGCCATGATACAGCACGGAACGGCTGAGTATGCGTGATTTTCAGAATGCCTTTGATGCCGCCCTTGCGGGGGTGGACAGCACGATTGTTGAAGTGATGGGGATCCGTGCGCAGTTCACCTCCGGAGCACAACGTGGCGGTGAAGTTCAGGGGGTTTTTGACGATCCGGAGTCGCTGGGTTTTGCCGGTGGCGGGGTCCGTATTGAAGGAAGCAGCCCGTCATTATTTGTGCGGACGGATACGGTGCGTGCTGTGCGGCGTGGTGACACGCTGACCATTAACGGCGAGATATTCTGGGTGGATCGTGTTTCTCCGGATGACGGGGGCAGCTGTTATCTCTGGCTCAACCGTGGGCAACCACCCGCTCTTAACCGGCGACGATAAACGCAGGGTGAAATTATGGCGATAAAAGGGCTTGATCAGGCGATTGATAATCTGAGCCGGGTTCGTAAAAACGCCATTCCGGCGGCTTCAGCAATGACGATTAACCGCGTGGCCACAACGGCGATTAATCAGTCTTCATCACAGGTTGCCCGGGAGACAAAGGTACGCCGGAAACTGGTTAAGGAACGGTCCAGACTGAAACGGGCGACGGTCAGAAATCCGAATGCAAAAATTATCGTTAACCGCGGTGATCTCCCAGTGATTAAGCTGGGGATCAGAATGCTGGGGCGTCGTCCGAACAGCATACTCAAAGCCGGTCAGCATCGTTATCAGCGGGCATTTATCCAGCGATTAAATAATGGGCGCTGGCATGTTATGCAACGTCTTCCCCAGGCCAGATATGAGGAGGGCAATGACGACAAGGGCAGGAAAAAGCGTAATCGCCTTCCCATTCAGGTGGTGAAAATCCCGATGGCGGCCCCACTGAAACAGGCGTTTGATGAAAACGTTGACCGTATCCGTCGTGAACGCCTGCCCAAAGAACTGGCATATGCGCTGAAACAACAACTGAGGATTGCGATAAAACGATGAAACATACTGATATCCGTGCAGCCGTACTGGATGCACTGGAGAAGCATGACACCGGGGCGACGCTGTTTGATGGTCGCCCCGCTGTTTTTGAGGAGGCGGATTTTCCGGCGGTCGCGGTTTATCTGACGGATGCAGAGTATACCGGTGAAGAGCTGGATGCTGATACCTGGCGGGCCACACTGCATATTGAGGTGTTTTTACCGGCACAGGTACCGGATTCAGAGCTTGATCAGTGGATGGAAAGCCGGATTTACCCGGCGATGGCGGAGATCCCTGCACTGGCAGGCATGATTACCACGATGGTTACGCAGGGCTATGAGTATCGTCGTGATGACGATATGGCATTGTGGAGCTCTGCAGATCTGACTTATTCCATTACATACGAGATGTGAGGATGATATGGCAACACCAAATCCCCTGGCGCCGGTAAAAGGTTCCGGCACCACGCTCTGGGTTTACACCGGTAAGGGCGATGCTTATGCAAACCCGCTGTCAGATGATGAGTGGACGCGTCTGGCAAAAATAAAGGATCTGACCCCCGGCGAGATGACGGCGGAATCCTACGACGATAACTATCTGGATGATGAGGATGCTGACTGGGTATCCACCGGGCAGGGGCAGAAATCTGCCGGTGACACCAGTTTTACGCTGGCCTGGAAGCCCGGCGAGAAAGGGCAGCGTGATTTGATTGCCTGGTTTGACAGCAGTGAGACCCGGGCCTACAAAATCCGCTTCCCGAACGGTACGGTGGATGTGTTCCGTGGCTGGGTGAGCGCCATTGGTAAAGCGGTGACTGCCAAAGAAGTGATCACCCGTACGGTAAAAATCACCAATATTGGTCGTCCGTCGCTGGCGGAGGATCGGGGAGAAATCACACCGGTCACCGGTATTACCGTGACGCCACTAACGGGGAATGTGGCAAAAGGTCAGAGCACCACCCTGACTGTGGCCGTTCAGCCGGAAGGCGCAACGGATAAAACCTTCCGCGCAACGTCGGCAAATCAGAATTTCGCCACTATTACCGTGAAAGGGAACACGATCACCGTGAAAGGTGTTGCGGCAGGTAAAGCGCAGATCCCTGTTGTCACCGGCAATGGTGAGTTTGCGGCGGTGGCGGAGATCACCGTCACGGATGGCGCTGCGGGCTGAGGGGAGGAGATCAAGCATGTTCCTGAAAACAGAACAATTTGAATATAACGGCGTGTCCGTCACCCTTTCCGAACTGTCTGCGCTACAGCGTATTGAGCATCTTGCCCTCCTGAAACGGCGGGCAGAAGAGGCTGAAGCCAGCGGCAACCTGCAGGTGAGCGTGGAAGACCTTGTCAGAACCGGGGCGTTTCTGGTGGCGATGTCCCTGTGGCATAACCATCCACAGAAAACGCAGTCACCGTCAATGAATGAGGCCGTGATGAAGATAGAGCAGGAAGTGCTCACCACCTGGCCTGCCGATGCCATTGCCCGGGCGGAAGAAGTGGTGTTGTGCCTGTCCGGGATGATCGAAGCTGTTCGTCCGGATACTGATATCACCGAAGTGGCGAAAAATAACGTGCTGACTGATGATGATTTTTCTGCGGGAAAGTCTTCGACGGCGAGCTGAATTTTGCCCTCAGACTGGCGCGTGAGATGGGGAGACCCGACTGGCGCGCCATGCTTGCCGGGATGACATCCACCGAATATGCCGACTGGCGACATTTTTACCGCACGCATTATTTTCACGATACCCAGCTGGATATGCATTTTTCCGGGCTGACGTACGCTGTACTCAGCCTTTTTTTTTGCGATCCGGATATGCATCCCTCTGATTTCAGTCTGCTTGTCCCCCGGCATGAGGAAGCGCAGGTGGAGAGGCAGGATGAGGACAAAATGCTGATGCAGAAAGCGGCAGGACTTGCCGGAGGCGTCCGGTTCGGTGGGGACGGAGGGCGCGATATTTTATCGTCTGCGGATGTGGCGGATGTCATGGTGGATGATGCCGTATTAATGATGGCTTCAGCGGGGATTTCCGGAGGTGTGAGATATGTCCCAGTCGGTTGGTGATCTTGTTATTGACCTGAGTCTGGATGCGGTCCGTTTCGATGAGCAGATGAGCCGGGTAAGGCGTCATTTTTCCGGACTGGATACCGACGCCAGAAAGACCGCCACTGCCGTTGAGCAGGGGCTGAGCCGCCAGGCGCTGGCTGCACAAAAAGCCGGGATTTCCGTCGGGCAGTATAAAGCGGCCATGCGAACCCTGCCCGCACAGTTTACGGATATCGCCACGCAGCTTGCCGGTGGTCAGAATCCCTGGCTTATTCTGCTGCAACAGGGCGGTCAGGTGAAAGACTCGTTCGGTGGTCTTATCCCGATGTTCCGGGGACTGGCGGGAGCCGTCTCGCTACCTGCCGTCGGGATCACATCACTGGTCGCCGCGACAGGTGCGCTGGCGTATGCCTGGTACCAGGGGGATTCCACGCTTTCAGCGTTTAATAAAACCCTGGTTCTTTCCGGTAATCAGTCAGGACTGACGGCAGAGCGCATGTTGACGCTCTCCAGAGCCGGGCAGGCGGCAGGGCTGACGTTTAACCAGGCGGGAGAGTCACTGGCAGCCCTGGTCAGTGCCGGTGTGCGTGGTGGTGAACAGTTTGATGCCATTAACCAGAGTGTCGCGCGTTTTGCGTCTGCCTCCGGTGTGGAGGTGGACAAGGTTGCAGAGGCTTTCGGAAAACTGACCACCGACCCGACGTCGGGGCTGACTGCGATGGCACGCCAGTTCCGTAACGTGACGGCGGAGCAGATTGCGTATGTTGCACAGCTGCAGCGTTCCGGAGACGAGGCCGGTGCCTTACAGGCGGCGAACGATATTGCCACGAAAGGCTTTGATGACCAGACCCGCCGCCTGAAAGAGAACATGGGGATGCTGGAAACCTGGGCGGATAAAACAGGGAAGGCGTTCAAATCGATGTGGGATGCCATTCTGGATATCGGTCGTCCGGAATCCTCAGCGGATATGCTTGCCAGTGCGCAGAAGGCATTTGATGAGGCGGATAAAAAATGGCAGTGGTACCAGAGCCGGAGCCAGCGCCGCGGTAAAACCTCCTCTTTCCGGGCCAACCTTCAGGGTGCATGGGATGACCGGGAAAATGCCCGTCTGGGGCTGGCGGCGGCAACGCTGCAGTCGGATATGGAAAAAGCCGGTGAACTGGCGGCAAGGGACAGGGCTGAGCGTGAGGCGTCACAGCTGAAGTATACCGGAGAGGCGCAGAAAGCGTATGAACGCCTGCTGTCGCCGCTGGAGAAATATACCGCCCGTCAGGAAGAACTGAACAGGGCCCTGAGAGACGGGAAAATCCTGCAGGCGGATTACAACACGCTGATGGCGTCGGCGAAAAAGGATTATGAAGCGACGCTGAAAAAACCGAAGTCGTCAGGTGTGAAGGTGTCTGCCGGTGAGCGCCAGGAAGACCGGGCACATGCAGCCATGCTGGCGCTTGAAACCGAGCTCCGGACGCTGGAGAAGCACAGTGGTGCGAATGAGAAAATCAGCCAGCAGCGCCGGGATTTGTGGAAGGCGGAAAGTCAGTATGCGGTCCTGAAAGAGGCCGCCACGAAACGGCAGTTATCCGGGCAGGAAAAATCCCTGCTGGCTCATGAGAAAGAGACGCTGGAGTACAAACGCCAGCTGGCTGAGCTGGGTGACAAGGTGGAGCACCAGAAACGCCTGAATGAGCTGGCACAGCAGGCGGTGCGGTTTGAAGAGCAGCAGAGCGCGAAGCAGGCCGCCATCAGCGCAAAAGCCCGCGGTCTCACTGACCGTCAGGCGCAGCGGGAGTCTGAAGCGCAGCGTCTTCGTGACGTGTACGGTGATAATCCGCAGGCGCTGGCCCGGGGCACCGGGGCACTGAAACAGACATGGGCGGATGAAGACATGCTGCGCGGTGACTGGCTGGCCGGGCTGAAGTCCGGCTGGGGCGAGTGGGCGGAAAGTGCGACGGACAGTTTTTCGCAGGTTAAAAGTGTGGCCACGCAGACCTTTGATGGTATTGCACAGAATATGGCGGCGATGCTGACCGGCAGTGAACAGAACTGGCGGGGATTCACCCGTTCGGTGCTGTCCATGATGACAGAAATCCTGCTTAAACAGGCCATGGTGGGCATTGTCGGGCGTATCGGCAGCGCCATTGGTGGTGCTTTCGGTGGTGGTGCATCTGCTTCCTCGGGGACGGCCATTGAGGCTGCGGCGGCGAACTTCCATTTCGCGACCGGAGGATTTACGGGGACGGGCGGCAAATATGAGCCTGCGGGGATAGTTCACCGCGGGGAGTTTGTCTTCACGAAGGAGGCAACCAGCCGGATAGGCGTGGGGAATCTTTACCGTCTGATGCGCGGCTATGCGGAAGGGGGGTATGTGGGTGGTGCCGGAAGTCCGGCGCAGATGCGGCAGGCGGAAGGTATTAATTTTAATCAGAACAATCACGTGGTGATTCAGAACGACGGTATCAACGGACAGGCGGGGCCGCAGCTGATGAAGGCGGTGTATGACATGGCCCGCAAGGGGGCGCAGGATGAACTCCGGCTGCAGTTGCGTGATGGCGGTATGTTATCAGGGAGCGGGCGATGAAAACCTTTCGCTGGAAAGTGAAGCCGGATATGGAGGTGAACTCGCAGCCGTCGGTGCGTGAAGTGCGTTTTGGTGACGGGTACTCACAGCGTATGGCGGCAGGGCTGAATGCTGACCTGAAAACATATCGGGTGATGCTTTCCGTGACCCGGGAGGAGGCCCGGCATCTGGAAGCGTTCCTGGCAGAGCACGGGGGCTGGAAGGCATTTTTGTGGAAGCCACCCTATGCATACCGGCAGATAAAGGTGACCTGTGCCGGGTGGTCTGCGCGGGTCGGGATGTTGCGCGTTGAGTTCAGCGCGGAGTTTAAGCAGGTGGTGAACTGATGCAGGATATTCACGAAGAAAGTCTTAACGAGTCGGTTAAGTCAGAGCAGTCACCGCGGGTGGTGCTCTGGGAAATCGACCTGACGGTGCAGGGCGGTGAGCGGTATTTTTTCTGCAATGAGCTGAATGAAAAAGGGGAGCCGGTGACCTGGCAGGGGCGTGAATATCAGGCGTACCCGATTGAGGGCAGCGGCTTTGAGATGAACGGAAAGGGCAGCAGTGCCCGCCCGTCGCTGACGGTGTCCAATCTTTTCGGCCTTGTCACCGGGATGGCGGAGGATTTGCAGAGCCTGGTGGGTGCCACGGTGGTCCGCCGCCGGGTGTATGCGCGTTTTCTTGATGCGGTGAACTTTGTGGCGGGGAATCCGGAGGCAGACCCGGAGCAGGAGCTGACGGACCGGTGGGTGGTGGAGCAGTTATCAGCGCTGACGGCCATGACGGCCTCGTTTGTGCTGGCGACACCGACGGAGACGGACGGTGCGCTGTTTCCCGGTCGCATCATGCTGGCGAACACCTGTATGTGGGATTACCGGGGCGATGAGTGCGGGTATAACGGTCCGGCAGTGGCGGATGAGTTCGACAACCCCACCACGGATATCCGGAAGGACAGATGCAGTAAATGCATGCGCGGGTGTGAGATGCGCGGCATGGTGGCTAATTTCGGCGGTTTCCTTTCCATTAATAAACTTTCGCAGTAAATCCCGTTTTATGACACAGACTGAATCAGCGATTCTGGCGCATGCCCGGCGGTGTGCGCCAGCGGAGTCGTGCGGCTTCGTGATAAGCACCCCGGAGGGCGAACGGTACCAGCCCTGCGTGAATATCTCCGCAGAGCCGGAGGCGTATTTTCGTATTGCACCGGAAGACTGGCTGCAGGCACAGATGCAGGGGGAGATTGTGGCGCTGGTCCACAGTCATCCCGGTGGACTGCCCTGGCTGAGCGAGGCGGACCGGCGGCTGCAGATAAAGAGTGCCCTGCCCTGGTGGCTGGTCTGCCGGGGTGACATTCACCGGTTCCGCTGTGTGCCGCACCTGACCGGACGGCGCTTTGAACACGGTGTGACGGACTGTTACACCCTGTTCCGGGATGCTTACCATCTGGCGGGGATAACGCTGCCGGATTTTGTGCGTGAGGATGACTGGTGGCGCAACGGTCAGAACCTGTACCTGGACAACCTGGCGGAAAACGGCTTTTACCGGGTGTCTCCGTCCTGTGCACAGGCAGGCGATATTCTGCTGTGCTGCTTTGGCGCATCGGTGCCGAATCATGCCGCCATTTACTGTGGCAACGGTGAACTGCTTCACCATATACCTGAACAACTGAGTAAACGGGAGAGGTATTCAGAGAAATGGCAACGACGAACGCATTCTGTCTGGCGTCACCGCCACTGGTCCGCATCTGCCTTCACGGGGATTTACAACGATTTGGTCGTCGCATCAGCCTGTATGTGAACACGGCAGCGGAGGCCATCCGTGCCCTGTCGCTGCAGGTGCCGGGATTCCGCTGTCAGATGAACGAAGGCTGGTATCAGATACGTATTGCCGGTGAGGATACCGCGCCGGAGGCGGTGTATGCCCGTCTTCATGAGCCACTGAGCGGGAGGGCCGTGATTCATATTGTACCGAGGCTGGCAGGGGCCGGGGGAAATGGTGTTTTTCAGGTGGTGCTGGGGGCTGCAGCCATCGTGGGTTCTTTCTTCACCGCCGGTGCAACGATGGCGTTGTGGGGCGCAGCCCTGAGTGCCGGAGGGCTGACTGCCACCACGATGCTGTTCTCACTGGGTGCCAGCATGATACTGGGTGGTGTGGCCCAGATGCTGGCCCCGAAGGCAAAGACGCCGGAATACAAAAGTACGGATAACGGTAAACAGAACACGTATTTTTCGTCACTGGACAACATGATTGCTCAGGGTAACCCGATGCCGGTGCCTTACGGTGAAATGCTGGTTGGTTCACGACGGATATCCCAGGACATCAGCACCCGTGATGAGGGCGGTGACGGGAAAGTGGTGGTTATCGGGCGGGGATGAAAATAAAAAAATCCCGCAGAGTTAGCGGAGCTGCGGGAGAGAACGATGAAGATTAACTTTATGGAGTTATTTTTCAGGCATCGAAAAAGTAACGCAGCGTCATTATTGCGGCTACAGGCAATTGCCGGAAATGTGAAGAGTTTCAGAAATTTTATTCCGTCATGACACAGGCACCCTCCGGGGTGCCTGTTGTTTTTGGGCATAAACAGATTCAGACATCAGACAGGAGAGGGGGACAGTGTGGGTAAAGGGGGCGGCAAGGGGCACACACCGCGTGAGGCGAAGGACAATCTCAAATCAACGCAGATGATGAGCGTGATTGATGCCATTGGTGAGGGACCGGTGGAAGGTCCGGTGAAGGGACTGCAGAGTATTCTGGTGAACAAAACCCCGCTGACGGACACGGACGGTAATCCTGTGATACACGGTGTGACCGCCGTCTGGCGTGCCGGGGAGCAGGAGCAGACACCGCCGGAAGGCTTTGAGTCCTCCGGGGCGGAAACCGCACTGGGCGTGGAGGTGACGAAGGCAAAGCCGGTGACGCGCACCATCACGTCAGCGAACATTGACCGTCTGCGGGTCACCTTCGGGGTACAGTCACTGGTGGAGACCACCTCAAAGGGTGACCGTAATCCCTCTTCTGTCCGCCTGCTGATTCAGCTTGAGCGTAACGGGCACTGGGTGACGGAGAAGGATGTCACCATTAACGGCAAGACCACCTCGCAGTACCTGACGTCGGTGATTCTGAATAATCTCCCTGAGCGCCCCTTTAACATCCGGATGGTCAGGGAGACGGCGGACAGCACCACGGACCAGCTGCAGAACAGAACGCTGTGGTCGTCATACACCGAAATCATCGATGTGAAACAGTGCTACCCGAACACGGCCATTGTGGGGCTGCAGGTGGATGCGGAGCAGTTTGGTGGCCAGCAGCTGACGGTGAACTACCATATCCGTGGTCGCATCATTCAGGTGCCGTCAAACTATGACCCGGAAAAACGCACCTACAGCGGTATCTGGGACGGGAGTCTGAAACCGGCATACAGCAATAACCCGGCCTGGTGCCTGTGGGACATGCTGACCCACCCGCGCTACGGGATGGGAAAACGCCTGGGGGCCGCGGACGTGGACAAGTGGGCACTGTATGCCATCGGGCAGTACTGCGACCAGACGGTCCCGGATGGTTTCGGGGGCACAGAGCCGCGGATGACCTTCAATGCGTACCTGTCACAGCAGCGTAAGGTGTGGGATGTCCTGGGGGATTTCTTCTCGGCGATGCGCTGTATGCCGGTATGGAACGGCCAGACGCTGACGTTCGTTCAGGACCGTCCGTCGGATGTGGTGTGGCCGTACACGAACAGCGATGTGGTGGTGGATGATAACGGCGTGGGGTTCCGCTACAGCTTCAGTGCCCTGAAGGACCGGCACACGGCGGTGGAGGTGAATTACACCGACCCGCAGAACGGCTGGCAGACTTCCACGGAACTGGTGGAAGACCCGGACGCCATCCTGCGCTACGGGCGCAATCTGCTGAAGATGGATGCGTTTGGCTGTACCAGCCGCGGTCAGGCCCACCGTGCCGGACTGTGGGTGATAAAGACAGAACTGCTGGAAACGCAGACGGTGGATTTCACGCTCGGGTCACAGGGGCTGCGGCACACGCCCGGTGACATCATTGAAATCTGTGATAACGACTATGCCGGGACCCTGACCGGCGGACGCATCCTGTCCATTGATGCCGCCAGCCGTACCCTGACGCTGGACCGAGAGGTGACCCTG